TTTTCTATGCCCTCTATAATTTGTTTTTGTGCTTGTTTTCTACGTTCTGCTTCTTCTTCAATTTGACTGATACGTTCATCATGAGCTACCTTGATAGTACGTTGTTGATCCGATATTAAACGCTTATACAAGTCAAATAAGTTTTCAACTCTTGCTTGTTCTTCTTGTAGTGAATTTGCTTTGTATTGATATAGTTGCCTATACTTTTCAATTTGCTCTTCTGTACTTAGAATCCCTAACTTAGTTAAGTGTTTAATATAATTTTCTTCTTGAGAGTACGATTCTGTCATTAACTGATTTCTCAATCTATAGAGATTGACAGTTGCTTGTTTTACCGCTTCTTGGTTGTCAGATTGATTACTTAATATCCTTTCCCATGCAGCTATTTCTTCTTCAAGTGTTAATTGCCCTAACGATTTTTGTTCATTTATCCAATTAATGGAGTGATTTAGCCTTTGCTTCAATAATGCCTGTTCTGCATCATATATACGCTCATTTATGTCCATTAACTCATTAGCTGTTTTTACATATAGAGACTTGATTTGATTTAAGTAGCCAATTTCTTCTTCAATACTTATTTGATTTAAGCGTTTCTTATGCTGTAATAGTCTTAAAGCATTTTCTAACGCTTCATTTTTATACGCACTAGAGGTTTTTGTTGTGCTAGTTTTAGGAGTTCCTACAGATGGTACATAATCAGTTAATGAAGGAATTTTAGAAGAACTTTCGATAGCTTTGTCAGCCCATTCATCTAACTCTTTTTCCAGGTCTAATAATATTTTTTCTTGTTCTCTTGCTAAATCGGATAATGCACTAATTTGCTTTTCTTTTTCTCTAATCTGTTGTTCAATATTGGTAACACCATATTTTTTATTTATATCAGCTATCGTTTTTCCTAATCTATATGAGCCCCAACCTTCTTGTGCAGCTTTACTTCTAGCCATTTCTATTTCTTGGAGTGCTTGCCTGTTTTCGGTTTTTAATGCTTGCAATTCAGCCCTTGCTAATTCTATAGCATTTCTCGTTTGCCCTAGCAATAATTCTTGTTCTACATAAGTTGATGCAGTAGCTTGCATTCTTGCTTGATAACCTTGCGCTATAGCTTGCTCTTTTAAAGCTGCTATATTGTCATAAATAGCCTTGGTGTTGCCAATTATTTTCCCAGTGTTAGAATCTATTTCTAGCCCAAGATTAGAGAAGGTAGCATTAAGTTTTTCAGCAATATCTTTTAACTGTGCTTTTTCAGATGCATTAAGATTTTCTTTTTCGTTCAACTCTACTAATTTATCAGCTAAGATTTCAGCTGTCTTAGCTTGTTCTAGTAAGCTGTTTTGTGTTTGATCTGCTGCTTCTAATTGCGAGTTAAAAGTTTTAGTTAAATCTTCTTGTTTGCTTCGCAAACCATTTGTAGCATCGCTTGCTTTGTTTAAGTTATAAGCATATAGTCCAACAGCACCAGCTACAGCAGGTATTATTGCTAACAATTTAGTCCATCCAGGTAATACACTGATAGCAGTACCTAAAGTAGCGTTTATACCAAACATACCGCCAATATCACGTACTGCTTTAGATATAGTAATTAATTCTAAAGCAGTTAATAAGAATGTACGTGCTTCTGCATCCATTTTTGCTAGACCTTGTACAAAATCGACAGCGGAATCAATTAAACTCTTTAATACATCAAGAAGTCCAGCATCGCCTAGAGCTACAGCTAATTGTTCAGCTGATGTTTTTAACGATTGATATTTCTTTTCTAAGGTATCCATTGTTCTCGTGTTTTCAGCTTGAGAATAGCCTGCTGCATTCATAAGACCATTTAGAACTTCTTGTGCAGAGGATAGTCTTTCAATCATGGCAATAAAATAATTTCTTCTATAAACACCAGCAGAAGCTTGAGCAATATCTCTAGCTTGTAAATCGTTCCATTGTTCTTGTAAACCTAAAGCAGTTGCTAATTCTTCACTAAATAATCCTGCTTCATCAGCTGCTTGCACGAAACCATCTTTTATACTATCACTTGCAGTACTCCATTTAGAAGCAATATCTTGGAATATTTGCATTACATTTCTGAATTGCGTCCTTGCTTCATCTGCAAATACACTTATTCCTAAGTTTTCAAGCACATTAATAGAGCCAGGTCTTTGAATATATGAAAGTATAGAATTAAGAGCATTACCAACTTCTCTACCAGTACGACCAGAAGCTTCTCTCATAACTGTCAAAAGTGCTATGGTTTCATCTATAGATAAATTCATTATTTTGGCAGCACTAGATGACCTTAATAGACCCTCAATTAAATCTTGTGAAGTTAAAGTAAAATCGTCAGCAGTTTTATTAATCTTATCTAACAATAATGGTAGGTCAGCTGATGTTAATTGCCATTGTGCCATGATACCTATTAGTGATTCAGTGGCATTTTTAGCATCTAATTCAGCGGTATTTAATGCTAATAATGATGTCCTAGTATTTTCCAAACTTTCTCTAACTCCATATCCTGCTTGAGCCCATCTAAGAGCAATGTCTTGCACAGTTGCGAATGATTGACCATACTCTATACCTAATTGTAATAATTCGTCTCTGTATGCTTGAAAATTAAAGGTGCTATCTTCCATAACCCTAGCAATTTCAACCATACCCATTTCAACTTCTGATATTGTGGAAACTGCTTCTTTAGCACCTTTTATCGCACCATAAAATAAAGAACCACTTAAAAACCAAGAGGTTCTTCTTTGCATTTCTGATGCAAATATATTATATTGTTTCTTTACATCTTCTAGATTTTGTTTATGTTCTCTAAGAGAGTTTGTAGCAGGTTTAAAACTGTTTATTATATCTTTGCTTGTCTTTTGTACTTCCGATTGTATTATTTTCAATGGATTACCATATTGATCTAGAATCGCCTTTTGCCCACCAAGACTACCTAATTGCTCAACAAAAGCTTTATTTATATCTTTAGCACCTTGAATAGCATTAGCTTTCATTATTGCTAGCTGCTTATTCAAGTCTGCAATTGTTTTCTCGAATCTTTCAGTTGCACGTATAGCTGGAGAGTAGTCTAGACCTAAAGACTGCATTATTTTTACTACTGCATCATTGTTCATATAATCACCACGCTTTATGACATAATGCCATTAAATAAATTGGCCATTGCTGCAAATTGACTCACTGTTGGTGGTCCAGTTTGATTAGCTTGTAAGTTAGTATTAGTGCTATCTAATATACTAGGGCCATAAACCTTCAATGGAATGTTTTTACCAATACTACGTCTATATTCATTAATTTGTGGTAATGTAAGGTAAGGTATTTCTCTATGAGTAATACTGGTATGATTCACTATATCACCAAAAATCTCTCCCCAATCAATAGATGGGGAGGATGAAACGCCCTCCCCATGTTTTTCCTTTTTGTCTGGGGAGGGCAAAATTATCCCGATATATCACACAATGTTTTGAAATATCTTTTGAAATCATGAACATCCCAACCATCTGCCATAGCCTTCTCAAGAGACATTGGTTCGTTGTTTTCATCATAGCAATATATAGCAGTGATTTCTTTGTCACCAATTCTTGTAGAAACAGGTTCACCGCCAAGCCATTTGTTGACTTCTTTACGTGATGGTGCATCTATAAAATTAAATAATTGATTCTCGCCTAAAAGAAGTTTTGATTTTTGCAACAATTCAATATGGGCTACCATGATTGGAATAACAGTATATGTTTTTCCTTTAGCTTCAAAAGGAACCCCACTTCCTAGCATAGTAGATAGGGAAGTGGGCGTATTTTTATCTTGAGTCATAATAATACCTCCTTAGGTTATTTTCATTCTATTCCATCTTCACTGCCTTCCAATCGACTGCTTTGTTATTTCCTCTAGGTTTTAGGATATTGAAGGTGATTGTAACAGGTTGTGGTTCTCCACCTTGAGCAGGAGGATTAATTGCACCTAATACTTTGGACCTGTCTACGATTAAGGCAGTATCATACAATGTATCATCTTCACCGATAGCAGCACCCGCGACAATTAGTTGATATGTTGCTCTCTTGGGGTCTTTTGGTAATCCGAATTGTGTAACGTTATTAGCGGTAAAGTCATATGCAACATATATTGCTTTACCTGCATCACTTGCATTAAAAGTAAGCTTGCTACCAGATAGTGTGTATTCACCAGCATTTGGTGCATCTGTAACTTTTTCAAATACCTTGCCATGAACATCCACTACAATTAAAGTTTCAGCAATAGGTGTCTTTTTTAATGTTACTTCATAAGGGCTATCATCTGGAATGGTATATTCTTCATCAATAACAGGGAATGGTGCAGAATCAACTTCTTTTGTTTCATCGCCCATGATAAATGCGTATAAATCAGGTGGCATGAAACCTAATTGCACAGCAATACTACCTTCAATAGAAGTATCAAGGTGCATTGCAGCCCATAAACTATTGCCATCTTGAATTGGGGTTCCATTAATGGTAATGTTAGGTGTTATAGATTGTACAATGCCATTCCTAAAGAATACTGTTTCGGGATCTCGTTTAGGCTTACCATCCTCATATTTAACTAGCATAAATTTGCCAGCCTTATCAAATACAATTGGTTGCATACAAACACATCCTTTCATTAAATAGTTCTGTAAAATCTAAATCTACTCCCACAACAATAAAAGCCAGACATGGTAGGGAGTTCACCAAGCTGACCTATAAATTTGAGATATTTTTTATTGATCCTTTCACTATGCAGAAGTTGTTTAACTCTTTCAAGCGCTTCCCTTGCTTTATAGTCATGTACAGCAGGGACATGTATATTGATTTCTACAATACCTTCCAAAATAGCTTCATTCCTAGTCCTTCTATCAGGGATAAAGAAAATACATAGTCGCTTTTCATTGGTCGTTAAATCATTCCATGTGCTACGCTTAATAATACTTGATACTCGTATAATTCTTTCAGCAAATTCTCGTGGAGTGCCAGGATTTTCTTTGATATAATCATTCACTTTCTTATCAAAAGTAGGGCCTGCAAGGTCCAATAAAAGCAACAAGGATTCATCAACCAGTAGTACATTTTGAATTGCAGTTAAGTCTTGTTCAATATCAAAAGCCATTTAATCACCGCCTTTAGGGCATAAAAATAGCCCCATAAGGGGCTAATCTTTACTGACTATAAAATATTTATGAAATGGAAAATTCTTAATTGTATTTTTTATATATTCTCTAAACCTATAATTCTTCATCCATCTCATAGCAGTTTGCATAGCATGAGATGGTGGGGTAGGGGAGAATATTCCTAATGCTTCTAAATCAACACCTGCTACAGGTGCATTACTTATTCTTTGATTTCCAAATATATCAGTATATGGACCTTTAGGTCGTGTTCTGATTTTATTGTCATCTCTCGCAGGGTTCCATAAGTCGCTATTTCTATAAGCTTGATATGCAGGATTAGAGGTATCCATTAAGGAGCCAGTACCCCATTCATCCATAGCAGCCCAAGCACCACCAGCAATAGATGCAACAATAACATTGGCAATATCGGTTATTTCTTCATCATGTAAGCTTTCAGCACCTTCAACAGTATTCATTCTTTGTTTTGCTTCAACAAGGAGTTCCTGCTGTAAATCTCGCATAGCTTCAATCAAAGTCCTTCTTAAAGCTATAATGCAACCTTGGGTATCAAATCTTATCCCATTTGAATCAACCTCAACAATATCATATTGCCTTTCTCTATATATTTCTTCTGCTTCTTATCCCAATTCTTTTGGTATTTCTTTATATTAAATGGTGGGGCAGAGGTACGACTTTTCATAGCCACGCATAAGATACCACACAGATAATATAAAGCTACTTGGGATAATTGGTTGAATTTTTCTTCTGAATTAATTCTTTTACCAAGGATCTTCATTTTCTCAAGGGCAGGGGAGAGTAGTTGCTTCATTGCACCTATATTTAAAGGAGCATCTATTACACTATTAGGTAATACTTCCTCTGGTAGAGTTAACATTTTTCTTATTTTGTCATGATAGCCTTCACCTAGATATTCTTCATACATAAGAATAACCTCCGAAATCCAATTAATCAGGCCTATTATCTTGCTCAACCTGTACTCTCCAAACACCATCTAGACCAACATCATCTATAGATGAAACTTGATAATTCTTGCCATTATGAACAAATCTATCCAGTTCCTTTACACCTAAAGACTTGGGTACTTGAAATACATAAATTGTATTATCTAACAATCCAACTTCTTCCTGTTTCATTTTTTGAGTAACAGCTTGACTGTAGCAGGGTATTTCTATTTTTTCAGGGTTAACGTCTTGCCATTCTCGTATAAGATTGTTGTTGGCATCTATAGTTTGA